CAAAATTAGAAACTAGGTCTAAGATAGATGAAGAATTAGCAGAGATAGAAAGACAAGAAGAAGCAAAAAGAATAGCAGAGGAAAACGCTAAAAAATTACACGAGTCAAAGATAGAAGAAGAAAAAGAAGTTATTGAAGAACAACCTGTAATCAATGTGCATGAATGAGATACTTATATTACAGCATATGGGTATCTATAGCGATATCGTTTCTTTGCATATATAGCATAGGAAATGCACAAACAGTAAATACAGGTAATATTCTTACTAACTCCACATTTGGAACAGGCAACACTACGACTTCAACTGGTTGGTCAACAGATGGTAGTGATGGTGTTCATACTCATGGTGCTTGGAATGGATTTCCGTATCAAACAGGTATGGATGACAGTGGTGGTGTATTAGCATTTGAAGGGCATACGGAAGATAATGTTTACCAAGATGTTGATTTAGTTGGTGATGGTCATTTAACACAACAAGAAGTCAATCAAGGCTTTACCTCAACTATGGGTGCAGATGTATGGTTTTGGAACAGTATTGAAAACACACTTACCCTAAAACAAACTGTTACAGGCTCTGATGGTTCAGTATCTACACAGGTTAGAGATATAAATGACCATGACCCTACTAGAAATTTTAATGGTGGTACGTTTACAAACTATACAAATGTTTATACTCAAGGCTCAAATACACAAACAGATTTTACAATCAGAGCAGAGTTGTATAATGAGACTGCGGGCACAACTTATGATAACTACCATCGTGGGCCAGATGTAGATAATGTTTCTTTAAATATTACTTATACTGAGATACCACCTATAAATGAAGAAACACAAGATACCATAGATGATATTGACGAAGATATTAACGATATTGTTGAAAATATCCCAGATGACTTTGATTGGATAAACGAAGACATAACTGAGATACCAGATTTTTCTATACCAGAAGAAGAATTTACAATACCATTTGAAGAAGATTTTGCTTTTGACGATATATACATAGATGAGCTACCTCCAATAGAAGAATTTGAAATGGAGGTTTTTGAAGAAATGCCAGAAATGGAAATGGTATTTTTTGAAGAAGAGTTTTCTGAACCTATGATGGTTACAGAAGAAATATTTACAGAGGAGTTTGAGGAGGACTTTACAGAATTTTTAGAGGAGACTGGCATGGAAGAAGAGTTCATGGAGTTTCTAGAAGAAGAAGGTATTACGGCCGAAGAATTTTTTGAAGAGATAACTGAGGAGGAGTTCAATGATGAGCTTACTGAGGAATCTTTTGAGGAGTTTGAAGAGCCACTGGAAGATATCACAACGGAGGAAGAGAGCCTTTCAGAGGTTGAGGAGAATGAGACAGAAACAGTGGAGGATGTTACTGAGTCAGATGAAGTAGAAGAAGAAAAAGAAGTAGCAAAAAATGAAACAACAGAGAAGGAGAAACCCGATAGCACAGAATCTGAGGAATCCGATGTATCAACAGAAGAGAGTGGAGAGCAAGAAGACATACAATCGGAAGAAATCGATGCAGATAATGAAGTTGTTAAAGATATTGCAGCTACCGAAAATAAGTTAAAAAAGAATTTAAAAACTATAGCAAAACAAATTGCTAAAGTTACAAAAGAAACAACGAAAAACTTGTCAAAAGAGGATTTATTTTTTAAGGGAAATGACCTCGATTCGTATACGGATGTAGTTTTTTACACAGCTAAAGAGATATATGACAATACGAATATGGGGTTGTTTCTCCAAATAGATTTATCAACATATTCTGGTGAAATATATGTTAATACATCTTTAAGTTCTTATACTGACAATGACCCTGTGGAGGTACACAGAGTTAAACTTTTAGATATAAATAAAAAGAAAAGAAAATTATTAGCTGAACTGGAGGCATTAAAACAATGAAAATTATAGAAAAATTAAGCACATACGCAGCACTAATTGGAGTTATTGGAGCTATAGGTGGAGGTTTTTACACATGGGGTCAGTTTAATTTAAGATTAGACCAAATAGAAAATAAAGAATTTGTAGTAAATGAGACTGTAGATTTAACAGACATAGAAGTAAAATTAAAAGAATTAGAAACTACAATAATAGGTTTAGATAATGATGTGTTAGATAATTTAAGAAATGATATTGCCGGTAACAGCAATGATATTAAAGCTATAACACAAGATATTATTAAAGATATTAAAGTAATACAATCTGTTTTAGCAGATGCAGCATCTTCTGATGACTTAGATAAATTAGATAAAAAGTTACGCACACCTATTAAAGAATTAGAAGAATACGCTTGGGAACTAGAAGAAGATATTGAAGAAAATTCTAAGGGTATAGCAATTATTAAAAAAGAAAATGAATTACAAGATGTGCAGATAGAAGAAATAAAACTATCTACATCTAACCCATTAGGCGGATAATGGTAAAAATTTGGTTTATGTTAGTTTTGTTTTCTTTTCCAAATGCACCATCTGTAAAATACAATGGTTACATTTACGCAACTGAAGGTGACTGTGAATTTGCAAGATATGAACTACAAGAAGGTTTTAAACAAAAATCAGACTTTTACAAAGAAAATACTAAAATGGAATCATATTGTTTAGAGTTTGAGAGCTTTCCAATAAGTGGGTTAAACAAAATTAATTTAGGAGTATAGAATGGCTTCCACATTTACGACAAGATTACGATTAGAAAAACAAGCAACAGGTGAAAACGCAAACACTTGGGGTGATAAAACAAATACTAACTTTGATTTAATAGATGAATCAATAAATGGTTACGCATCTAAAAGTGTTGCAGGCTCTTCTGATGTTACTCTTACTAATAGTAACGCTACAGCCGATGAGTCTAGACAAAAAGTTTTAGAATTTACAGGCACACTGACTGGTAATATAAATGTGCTATTACCAACTGTTGAGTCTAACTATATTGTGTTTAACAACACAGCAGGTAGTAACACACTCACAGTTGCAACCACAGGAAACACTGGCACAGGAACTGCTGTAACACAAGGCTCTCATGCCTTAATGTATTCTAACGGAACTTTTGTAAAAGATGTATTTGCTACCGGTATTAACAATCTTGTTTGTAAAGGCACACTCGATGTTGCAGGTGCTGTAGAATTAGATGGCGGCAACGTAACTATAAATGAAAGCTCTGCTAGTGTAGATTTCAGAGTAGAATCTAATGGTAATACTCACGCACTGTTTGTAGATGGTTCAGAAGATAAAGTAGGTATACTTAATTCTAGTCCTTCTGTTGCTTTAGATGTAACAGGAGCAATCACAGCATCATCTACTATCACAGGAAATTTATTTAGCGGTTCTGGACAAGACATAAAAGATACAGTTCCGGCAGGTGGTATTATTATGGCAGGTTTTGCAACTGAGCCAACTAAATCAGATAGCTCTACTAAAAGATATTTATTATGTAATGCACAAGCAGTTAGCAGGTCAACGTACTCTGCGTTATTTTCTGCAATAGGAACTACATACGGAACAGGTGATGGTTCATCTACGTTTAACTTACCAGACCTACAAGGTAGAGCAGCAATAGGTTCTGGTTCTGGTTCTGGTTTATCAGCTAGAAGTTTAGGTGCAACAGGTGGATTTGAAACAGCACAAAGTGGCAGTAATTTAGGTTCTGGTAGTGATTTTAGTAATGCATTAATGCAACCATTTACTGTAGTAAACTTCTTTATAGCAACAGGGTTGTAATGCCATATAACAAAATTCAGTTTGCTCCGGGTTTTGATAAACAAAACACAGACATAACAAACAAAGGTAAATGGATTGAGGGAGACAAAGTAAGATTTAGATACGGCTATCCAGAAAAAATAGGTGGTTGGGAAAAAGTTTCTACAACAGAATTTATTGGAGTTGCAAGAGCACAATTAGCTTGGAACTCTTTAGATGGCACAGCATACGATGCTTTAGGCACTAATAAAAAATTATACATTTATAACGAAGGTGTTTTTTTTGATGCAACACCTACAAGATTAAACGCTGATATTACCTCTTGTTTTACGACAACAAACGGCTCATCAATATTTACAGTCACTCACAGCACTCATGGTGCAAGTGAAGGAGATTATGTAACTATATCATCAACAAGTGCAACTATAGGAGGAGTAGCAGCAACAACAGTAGACGGAGAATATGAAATTCAATCAGTTCCTACCCTTAATACTTATACTATTGATGTTGGCACTAACGCCTCTTCTTCTGTCTCAACTACAGGTAATTGCACAGTACAATATGAAATTCAAGCAGGTAGGGACAGAGCTTTATCTGGTTACGGATGGGGAACAGGAACTTGGAACTCATCACAGACTTGGGACTCACCAAATACAGCAAGCTCAGTAATTATAGCACTAAGAAACTGGGCAATAGATAACTGGGGTGAAGATATACTTGCATTAGATGTTGATAATAAATTATTTATTTGGAACACATCAGATGGTGTTTTAACTGCTACTAATACTGCTTCACAAGTTAGCAATGCACCAACTAAATCTAAATTTATGTTAGTGTCAAACCCAGATAGACATGTAATATGTTTTGGAACAGAAACTACTATAGGTCAAACATCATCACAAGACCCGATGTTTATTCGTTGGTCATCGCAAGATGATGAAACAGATTGGACACCTACTGCAACAAACAGTTCTGGTTCACAGCGTATAGTTGGTGGCAGTGAGATTGTTACTGCAATAAGAACTAGAGGACAGATATTAATTTTAACAGACACCTCTGCACATGGTATGTCATTTATTGGAGCACCATTTGTATTTGGTTTTCAGCAATTAGGTTCTAACTGTGGTTCTATAAGTCCACACTCTGCTATAGATGTAAATGGTGTAGCATACTGGATGGGTAGTGATGCTTTCTTTGTCTTTGATGGGACAGTAAGAAAACTACCTTGTACTGTTGAGGATTTTGTTTTTAACGAAATAGATACTACACAATATGAACAAGTATGGGCAGGTAGTAATTCTGCTTATGGTGAAGTATGGTGGTTCTATTGTTCTACTGCATCTAACCAAGTAGACAAATATGTTATATGGAACTACCAAGAAAACCTTTGGTATACTGGTAGTTTAGATAGAAGCACATGGATTGACTCTGGAACTTATCCTTTACCATATGCAACTAAATATGATGGCACTAATTCTACTCTATTTATACATGAGTCTGGTAAAGACGATGATGGTTCTACAATGACATCATTTATTGAAAGTGGTGATTTTGATATTGGTAGTGGCGATGACATATTGTTTATTAATAAAGTTATACCAGATTTTAAAGGACAAGTAGGCAATGTAAATGTTAGTCTTAAATCAAGATACTTTCCTACAGATACGCAGACTACAAAAGGGCCTTTTCGTTACTCTACGTCAAGTACAAAAATAAATACGAGAACTAGAGGTAGACAAGTTGCAGTAAGACTTGAAAGCAACGGCTTCGATGATATAAATAATGATGCTACAGGAGAGGACTGGAGACTTGGAACTATTAGGTTTGAAGTGCAACCAGATGGAAAAAGATAATGAGTAAAATAACAAACGTAAGATTACCATCTCCATCGCAAGAATATAACGTACAGCAACAAAACGAGTTAGTTCGTGCTATAGAGACAATAGTATTAACACTAAATACAAGTTATACTGCTGAAGAAAACAAAGTTGTAATGGAAAGATTTAATTTTTTTTTGAGTAACTAATGTCTACAAATACATATACAAATGCAAAAGTAAAATTAAGAGGTAAGACTACAATTTATACAGCACCATCATCTGGCACATCAATAATAAAATCTATTCGCATAACAAACACAGATGAGAACGCAGACCACGATATAACACTTAGTGTTACAGATTCTTCTAATGTAGAATTTATATTAGAAATAAATAGAGTTATACAAAAAGCTAGTTCACAAGAATTGTTAGCAACAGGAACAATGAAAAATGATACAGCAGACGACTCTATGGTAGGAGCTAATCCTATTATTTTGAAATCATCAGAGATACTAAAAGCAACAACAACAGGTAGTGATATACACTTAGTAGCATCAATACTGGAGATGACTTAATGGCAGACCCAAGAGTAGGCACAGGTAAAAAACCAAAAGGCAGTGGCAGAAGATTATACACTGACGAAAACCCTCGTGATACTGTTGGCATAAAATTTGCAACGCCTGCTGATGCTAGGAAGACTGTTGCAAGAGTAAAAAAAGTTAACAAACCTTTTGCAAGAAAAATACAGATACTTACTGTAGGAGAACAAAGAGCAAAGGTTATGGGAAAAACACAAGTAGTAAATATTTTTAAAAAAGGCAAAGAAGCAATAAGAAGAGCAAATAAGAGGAGAAAATAGTGGGATTATTTAAGTCACTTAAAAAAATAGCAAAAGTAGCAGCACCTATAGCAGGAGCCGGCATAGCAAGTATACTTGTGCCCGGTTCTTCTTTTTTAGCACCTGCTTTGGGTGGTGGTATTGGAGCATTGATACAAGGTCAAAGACCCGGCTCTGCTTTGTTAACTGGATTAACAGCAGGACTTGGTGGTAAATTTTTAGGTGGTAGTAAAGCATTATCTGGTTTAGGTAAAGCCGCAGTGCCTGTCGCAGCAGCAGCAGCAGCGAGTGCACCTGCAATAGCTTTTGCAGAGCAACAAGAAATGATGAAGCGTATGCGAGACATGTATCCAGATAGAACAGACGAAGAGTTACAAGAATTAATTTTAAAACAAACAGCAAAAGCACCACAAAATTATGAAGGCTTTGAGGACATGCAAGTAGAATCTGAATTAGTTCCTAAAGTTGCAGAAGGTGGCGTTATGGATTTAAGACAAGGCGGCATGAGTTTAGGGCCGGGCACAGAAAAATCTGATGACATACCTGCTATGTTATCTGATGGTGAGTTTGTTTTAACAGCAAGAGCAGTACGAGGAATAGGAAACGGCAGTAGAGCAGCAGGAGCTAAAAAACTTTATCAGTTTATGAACCAAGCTGAACAGAATGTTCCAAGTTAAAAAACCAAAGTACGAAGATTTAAAAGACACACTAAAACTTTTATTAGTGTTTAGAGAAGAGTTTGCGGATATTTATCCGGAAGCTGATATTACTCGTGTTGCAATAGCAATACAAAAACACTTTGATGATGGGTTTATATGCAATGCATACCAAGATGGTATGGTTATTGGTAGTATAGCTGCATTTGAATCAGAGTGGTGGTTTAGCGATGAAAAGTTTTTAGCTGAAACATGGTTTTATATTTTACCAAAATATAGAAACTTTAAGACAGCGAGAGCATTGTTAAAAAAATTAAAGGAGTATGCAAAAACTAGAGAGTTAACAATACAATTACCTATTAGCTCTGGTAACGATACACCTGCATTATACAAAAGATTAGGATTTAAAGATATGGGTAACATTTGGAGGTACAAGTAATATGTGTTTTGGAGCACCAATATATACAACAACAGAAAAAAGAGAACTACCTGCTTTTCTTGAAGATGCGTATAAACAATTAACGCAACAAGCAAGAGCGGTTACAGACCCTAGTGTGAGCTATGTGCCCTATGGCGGACAAAGATTAGCACCACTTACGTTTGAACAACAATTAGCTAGACAAAGAGCAGTAGAACAATCACGAGCGTTTGAACCAGATTTGGCAGCAGCAAGAGGTTTAACATCTATGGCTGTTTCTCCAATAACACAGCAAGACATAGAGCAATATCAAAATCCATTTACACAGTCTGTTACCCGTAATGTGTTAGATGAGATGAGAAGACAATCTGATATTGCAGGACAAAGATTATCTGATGCTGCCGTACGTTCTGGTGCATTTGGTGGTGGTAGATTTGGCGTGCAGAGAGCAGAGCAAGAGAGAAACTTGCAACAGCAACAAGCTAGAACTGCAACACAATTAGCACAACAAAATTACAACCAAGCTCTAAGAGCAGCACAAGCACAAAAAGCACAACAACTATCTGGAGCAGGTGCGTTTGGCACTATTGCAGGTCAAGGTATGCAACTTGGTCAGCAAGGTATACAAGGATTAAGACAAGCGGGTGCTCAAGGTCAACAGCAATTGCAAAGAGGTATGGATATTGCATATCAAGACTTCTTACGACAACAGCAGTTCCCATTCACGCAAGCTGCTACACTAGGTAATTTATTATCTGGTGTTCCTGCTGCACAAATGATGACAGCTTATTCACAACAACCCGGCCCTAGTATGGCTCAACAACTAGCAGGTTTAGGAGCTGCGGGTGCAGGATTATTTGGAGCATTCGGATAATGAAAAAATCAATAGGACTATACGCAGACACTAGAAATTTTAAAACTACTTTACCACAAACTAAACACTTAAACTTTTTTATGCAAACTAACCCACAGGGTTACGCTAATGGAGGGCAAGTAAGAAGTGGTATACCACAAAACAATATGCAGGTTACGTCTGGTTTTTTACCGATGGCACTTGGTTTTCAAGAGGGTGGTGAGGCTTTTAGTTTTGGTGAAATATATAGTGCAATAGTAAAAGTTGTTGCAGGTTACTTAGGAAAATCAGAGGATGACCCACAAGTTATAGAAGAATCAAATAAAATAGCAGGCACTGAAGAGGGTCAAGAGCTTGCAAAAAAAATATTAACTGGTCAAACTGTAGGCCCTGCGGGTAGTGGTATGACAGAGCCTCCGTTACCAACTCAAACATTTGAAGGTAGCACACAAGCAGAACCACCTTTCGGTGCTGTAGATGTAACACCAGACCCAACATTACCAAAAGTACCTTCACAACAACAACAAAGAGATTTTGAGGATGAGCAAAAGCCATCTGATTTTGTACCACCTCCTAAACAAGTAGGCCCTATAAATCCTATACCACAAGAAAAGTTTGATGAAGAAGAAGGTATAAGAGGTATACCTACTGAAAGAAAAGGCGGATTTAATTTTGAAGATTTCTTTAGAGAATTATTTAAAGATAAAGATGCTGCTCCTCCACTGCCAAAAGTTACAGAGGAACAAAAGAAAAGAGAAGAAGAAGATACACAAAAAGGTGTGCCTAAAGCAGATAGTGTTGTACCAGAAATAAAACCTAAACCTAAACCAGACAGTAAGGGCGGTATAGATTCAATTAGCACAGGAACTGGTAGAGGTGAGGGTGCATTAGAATATGCTAGAAGAAAAACAGATTTATCTAAAAAAGAAGCTGAAGATGTTTCTAATGATTTAGCTACACTTACAGGAAATAAAGGTAAAAAAGATATTCCAGAGTGGGCACTACCACTAGCGTCAGCAGGTTTTGCTATGATGGCATCTAAGAGTCCTTATTTCTTACAAGCATTAGGAGAAGCAGGTCAAGCAGGTATTGCAACTTTACAAGAACAAAGAGGTAAAGAGGCAGAAAAAGCAGATAGGGAAGCTGATAGAAAACTTAAAGAGGCTCAAGCAAAATATTATTTAGGTGAAGGTAGACAAACATCCGCTAAAACAATAGTGCAAAACGGAATATTAGGTCAAATAAAAGATGGTCAGTTTGTGCCTATTATAGATAGCTCAACTGGTGAACCTATGAAACAAAAAATAGGTAGAGCAGAGGCCATTGAAATATTAATGAAGGGTAATCCAAATTTTGATAAACTTGATGTAGATGAACAAAACAGACAAATTCAAGCTGTTATAAATTTATACAACAACACTGAAACTATAGTTAATGAAAATTTAAAAGTTGATGACGATGGCGGATTTAATGTTGGAGCAGCAGTTTTAGATTTTTTAAAAATATTTGAATAGGAGTCTCAATGACAGTTCTCGAACAAATAAGGCTTGAGAACCCAAATCTTGCCTTAGTACCAGATGACGAATTAATAGAGCAATTATTAGACTCTTATACAGGTGATTTAGACCCAAACCAATTTGTAGAATCTTTAACGAAAGAAACTCCTGTTGCATCACCAGTAGAAAGTCCTGCTACACAAACAGGAAGAAGACCAATTGGTACTGCAACTGACCCAAGCGATGTTGGCTTTGGTGAGGCTTTTACATCTGGCTTAAAATCTAATTGGCAAAGAACTTGGGGGCCCGGTATTACTTACCTTCGTGGTGGTATTGCAGGTCTTATGGGTGATGAAGAAAGAGCTTCACAACTTTACGAACAAGCTGCTCAACAAGATGCTGATATATTAGCTAGAACACCTTACATAAGTTTTGAGCAAGCAACAAAAGGCCCAGATGCAGGTATAGATACATTTGTTAAGTTTGGATTATATCAAGCAGGTATGTCATTACCATACACTTTATTTGGTGGAGTTGGTGGACTTGCAGGAAGAGCGTTATTAGGACAAGCGATAGGTAAAACTGCTGCTACTATGACAGGTAGAACATCAGCTTTTTTACCCACTGCCGTGCAGTTCAATTTAAGTAGACAACAAGAGCAGGTAGAGGCAGGTAATTTAGATGAGGTAAACGAAGCTACTGCATTTGCTGCTTCATTACCATCAGCAGTTTTAGAATCAGCATTGTATCCTGTTTTAGGGAAACTATTTGGCCCATTATCTAGAGGTAGATTTACACAAATTTTAGACTCTGCAATATTAGGTAGAGTTGCAAAAGGGTCAGCAATAAGTGGTGCAACTGAGGCAATTACAGAAATAGGTCAACAAGCTATTGAAAGATTTCAAGCAGGTTTACCAATTGACAATGAAGACGCTGTAAAAGAATATATAGAGGCAGCAGCAGGCGGTGCGTTTGTTGGTGGTTTATTTGGTGGTGCCGCAACTGTAGCAGGTGAAACAGTTAGAACAGTTCAACCTAAACCAAGAGAAACTCCTGTAGAAAAACCTGTAGAAGCACCAAAGGTAGAAAAAGGTGTAATACAAGACACTAAAGTAACGCCAGAACAAATTGATACAGCAACTGAAGAACAGGTAAAAACAGAGCAAGCCAAACCCAAAAACTTTGTAGTAGAAAAGCAGGGAGAAAAGTTTGCATTAAAAAGACAGGACTTAGATACAGCAGGAAATGTATCGAGTATAGGTACAATTGGAACATTTAATACCGAAGCAGAAGCCACAGCAGAGCAGCAAAAACAAGAAGACCAAAAAAACAAATTAACAGAACAAACATATTTTACTAAAGAAGCTATAGTTAAAGAAAACCCAACTGTAGGTAATCTAATTAATGAATTAGAAGATGTTGGAAACACTATTGCACCACATGTACAACAAGTTTACTTTCAAAAAAATATAGCCTTACCAAAAGGCAATCTGTCAAATGTCAAAGCATCTGGCGGAAACGAGTTTTCCGTAGTTGATGGTTGGTATGACAGAACAAGTGACCTAGCAGCAATCTCATTAATAGACCAATCAAAAGCCGTAGAAACTACTGCACATGAAAATTTTCATGCGTTGCAGAGACAGATAAATCGTGGTTATCAGAGTGGTTTATTCTTGGAAGCAGAACAAACGGCACTAGACACTTTCTTGCCGGGTGGTAAAGTATCTGAAATCGCTCCGTCTGTACAGCGTGGTCTCGGCAAAGATGTTATGCAGAGATTGCAAGAGCGACATGGAGAAAACAATCTTTCTAACAGAGAGATGCAAGCCTATGCCTTTGGAGCATACACTGCATTAAAAGCTAAAAAGAAAAACCTTGCAGCACCTAATCCAGTCATAAGAGCATTTAATCGCTTGTTTGAATTAGTCAAGCGTGCAGGTAACGTATTTAGAAAAAACAAAATTAATAATGTCAACCAACTGTTTGAAAAAGCTAGAACAGGTGAGATTGGTAAGAGAGCTAAACCTAAAGAGGGTGTAGAACAATTACGAAAAGAAGCACTAGCAAGAGAAGACAAAAAAGAATTATCATTAACCACTGTTAAAACAGACAAGGGTGATATCAAATCTATTATACCTAATATTGACCCGAACTACGGGGAAGAGATAATTAAAACAATTTATAACAGAGGTATTACAGGTAACAGACTTCTTAAAATGCAGGTCGCAAGAAGAAGACCAGAGCAAAAAGGTGAAGCAGAGGATGTCGTATTATTAGCA